ACTGGCTGCAGCTATTAGACTCACCCCAGTCGCACCATCGACATCACATAGACCCCGTAAAGCACAATCTGGATCGCCAGCGGAAGCACCACTCGACACAGTAATTACAACAGGTGATCCACTTGGAAGTGAAATTTCTGATATATTATCTCCTACATAACCACACCATGCATCTCTAAACCTTTCATGACTACAAGCATACGCACTGTATCGCGTATTAATCGCCCGTCCCCGAACTTCTGTAGGAACTCCTAACGTCACTGCAAGATGCGGCCACATATTACCAACACCACTAACCCTCCAACTCATTGCATCTTCACTGTAATCTACATTCAAATATGTCGTATTGACATACAAACATGTTATTGTACTTCCAATCAAACCATCATAGTCTCGCATGTACGCCTGCACTGCATAACCGATGTTTGTAATGTATGCGTCAATCTCCGGCAATTCCCCATCCGTATTGACCACAAAATTACCAATGGAAAAGTTGAATGGGGAGTATACATTCCCTCCATACGTTACCGCCTCCGTATTGCGAGCATAGCGAAGAGTTGGGCCATTCAAGATTTCAATTTCCAACAGCCATAACCAAACTCCAGGCTGACTAATTTGATTCTTTAGTGCTGAAATCGCACTTGGCATGTTATCTGATTTAGTCATTATGTATACGTCCCAATCGCCTCAATGAAATCAATATCAACCTTCCATAAACTTTTCTCACCCGACTCAAGTGTCGGCTCTGGCTGACTGAGAAAGTGAACAAAATAAGCAGTAGAATTTTGAGGATCGGTAAACTTAATAGGCACTGCTCCTAAGTTTGCATCGCCTCTGTAAAAAGTCATGAGTGAGTTTTTGTTGGTGTTGGAAAGATACCGATATGCGAATGACCAACGGAGCGGCACTTTCGTAACTTTCGCTGTGACTAAATAGGCCCCATCTGCTAGTGGCGTTCTGTTTGTCGAATCCGTCACAGGTGCACGGGTATAACCTTCAATCACTGGATCTTTCGCCAACGTAGGATATACAGGCTGTGCCATATCAACCCCTTCTACTTCCTCTTGAAATTGGACCTCTATTCCTTTTATCCTTCAGAACAAAATTCACAAGCATTCTACGACCATCCCACTTTACATCAGTATTAGATTGCTCAACTTCGCTTGAAGTTCTATTTTCGATATTGAATGTTATTTCAGGTGTTGGAATTTTTCCAATTACACCCAACTTATTATCTGATGCTCTAGACAGTGGCATAATGGCTTCCGGTCCCTCCTCTGCCATCGATGCCATTGGAGTAATTGAAGGTTGCGAAATAATACCCCCGTTTCTAAACGGAATGATCTGACCTTGGAAAAAGGCATTACCTATTGCATTACCTGCCGCCTCCATCGCACCTGCGGACGTTGTTGGTTCTTGTGGTGTATTATTAGTATTATAAAGACCTCCAAACAATCCTGCTGCTGATTTGGCAGCAGGTTCAATGATGTTTATTCTAATAAGGCTATCTACTATATCCGTTAAAATACCCAATATGTGATCGCCCCAATTATCCCAATCTTTTGTCATGGATTGTAGACGACTTGAAATGGACTGTTCCATTGTCTGAGCAAATTCATTTGCTCTCTCTCCTGCTGTCTTAAAAGCATCTTCAGCTTCCAAAGCAAACGCTTTGAAACCTTCAGCCCAAGTATCACCCCCTTTTAATCTGTCAATTAAAGCTAACTTTTTTTGTTTCTCAATCCATTCAGCTCTAAGTTTTTCATCTTCTACAATAAATGGAAGAAGTTTGGCTTCATTTTCAATTAACCTTAGTTGCATCCTATATGCACCCTCACTATCTTTAATCGCTTCATACTTAGCCTTCTGTTGTTGTATATTTTCATTCCCCATTTGCCCCAACAAAGCCAACTGATACCCCTCCCATTTAGCCAATTGTTCATGATCGCCAACCTCAGATTTCAACAAAATTTTTCTAGCTCTCAATAAATCAAGTTGAATGAATAAACCAGAATTATCTTTTGTATCCACCCCTTCCATTCCCTGATAAAGACTTGCTATAGCTTGTCTTCGCTTTTTTAATTCATTATTCTCTGCCCATACCATATCTGCTGCTGTTACTCTAGCTACCCTATCAGCATCTTCAAGCGAAGCTTTCTTTAACATTTCAATCTCTTGCTCTATAAAATAATTAGTCCAGTTTATACTATCCTGACGCTTCTGCTCTTCCTTCGTCAATTCTTTTGTTACAGCCAAAACGGCTTCTTTAGCCTTCAATGTTCTTGCATCTATTAAAGCATTATTGTCCAAATAAGCCTTTGTAGCCGCTGATGTATTGCCCTTTCCAGTCTTTAAATCATTCAGCATGGACCAAAATTCTTCAAAATTAGCTTCCATACTCTCTTGCGTTCCATCCCACACAGAATCAACAATGCGTACAGCTGCATCCTTAAGAGATTCATTTCTAAGCTTTATGCTCACCATCAATTTAATATCTTCTTCAGATGCTCCCCCAGTAGCAGCCTCACCTATATCCGGCCATCTAGCATACATCTCCCGATCAAGACTGTCTTTAATTTCTTTATCAATTCTATCCATCATACGTTGATTTGTTGCGACTTTAAATACAGTTGCATCTGTTCCATATGTTTCTTCTTTATACCCCCCTCCAGGAGTCTTCTTCATCATCTCTTTGTATTGCGCTTGCGCTTGTTGATATTGTTTTTTCTGACGATCAATCCAAAATTGATCGTCAGAATGATCTGAAAGACCTTCCTTTACTGCTTTCCATATCCCTTTACTTCCTCTAATAGCTAATTCAACTGCATTTTGAAAAGCTAACTTCAAACCTGCCAATAATGCAGTTCCAATAAAAGCAGTTGCACCACTAAAATCTTCCTGCAAATAATTTATGAAATTACTAAACTTATCTTTCAACCCATTCAACTCTATCGCAATAACCTTCACATATCTTTCCATCGCCAAAGTATCTGCTGTAGTCCAATTATTAAACCCTTCTGATACTATCTTATACATAGCTTTGGCAGAATCTGTGATGTTGCCAAACTCAGTTGTTACCGTTTTAGATGATAATGCTATATAACCAAAAAGACCAAGCAAAAGTCCTAATGGACTAATCAACGACGTAATTATCCCAATAATACTCCCAAATCCTTTAACCAAATAAGACATTGCAATAGCAACAGGACCAATAGCAACAGCAACTTCCAAAAAGTAAACAATGAATTCTTTAGCAGGTTGACTCAAATCTTTCCAAACCTTTAATATTTTATTCATTATATCATTCAACTTGGTTAACTGATTTGCAACAATTTCTCCAATAGCTATTTGAATATACTTGAGCTTATTTCTAAGCATATCCATTTGTGCAAAGAAAGCACCTCTAAATGTTTCAGCTACCGTTTTTGTAATACCTGTTAATCCCTGCAAATCCTTATAGAATCTAGCCATCATCCTAGATTGCCCAAGCATAGCTTGCGTTGCACGAAGCGATCTATCTTGAAAACCCATCATCATAAGTGCCGATCTGGTACCCTCATCCGTCATACCTGCAAACCGCTCTTCCAAATCCTTTATAATGTCAGGCAATAATCTCATATTTCTATTAACATCATATACATCTATAGATAACGCTCTCCACGTACTCTTATGTGTAATAAAAGCTCGCTGCAAATCTCGATAAACCATATATAATTGCGTACCAGCCTCAGATCCCACATGCCCCTGATTAGCCAGCGTCATCAATGCAGAAACACCTTCCTCCACACTCTTATTCAACACACGCAACATAGGACCTGCATTTTTCATAGCTTCAGAGAAGTCTAAAACACCAGCCGTAGATTCAATTGCAGCATAGGTCAAGTTATCAGCAACACGTTTCATCTCTATCATATTTTTGATAGGATCCTGCATTTCCATTCCCAAAGCTCTCTGAGATTTGGTAAGATAGGAAACAGCCTTTGATAAATTCATTGTCCCTACATACGCAAATTCTTCGACAACAGGGAGAAGTTGCATAGCTTTGGCACTATCTAGACCAGCCTGACCCATTTCATAAAAACCTTCTGCTAAATGCACAGCAGAAGTAGCTACTTTTAATGACAATTCAAGTGCTGTCTTTGTCAACTCTGACCGCATCGCAACATTTGAATCTTTTAAAACAGCAGCGGATCTAACGATAGCTTGATTGAATTTGCCAAACTCAGAAACAGACGATTTCCCAAATAAAGTCAAGGGGGTTGTAACCAACAACCCCCATTGAATACCAAACGATCTCATTTTATTAGACATACTATCTAACGAAGACCTAGCTGCATTCATTCCTGTGAGAAATGATTTATTATCAATCGTTAGATGTGCTACAAGAGATCCAAGATTCATGTCCATAAGAATTAACCCTCTAATTGGGCTTTATTTTACGTGATGACAATTTACCTTTCTTCGCAGGTATTTGCATCCAAAATGCTTTTGCTCTCTTTGTTCGTTCTTCTTTTGTCAATTTCTTATTTTCGCCTGTATTAGTAGTATTCAACTTCATAAGAAAGTCTGAAATACTTATTCCCTTTGGATCCTTGGCATTTGAAGCTACAACTACCGCTGCAATTTGTGCCAAATAGAAATCCTGTTTTTCTACTTTTTTAAGTTTTCCTTCTTCTTCTTCGTTAAGAAACTCTATCCATTGCAAAAATTCGAAAAATGTTGTTTCACTCTTACACTTTTGCAAAGACATATGTAAATGGGAGGAAAGCTTCAACCACGCTTTCTCCCTATCTGTTAGTTTTTTGCTAGTTCGGTTCCAGTATCATTCAAACCATTTATGGTCTGAGCCTCCTCAAACAAGCCCTTCTGCACATCATAAGGAAACTCAGCAATGTCCTTAGCAGTCATTTTATCATTATTCAGATACAAACAATGTTTGAGAAGAGAGACAAACATAGATTTATAGGTTCGAATCTGTTTGATTTGCACTTTCCCATTCTCATCCAAAACAGTTTCGATTCTATTACTATTTTCATCAAGATATGTCTCAATACAATCGCCAGAAGCCCTACGAACTTCATAAACCACAATGGTGCTATCTTCTTGTTCGATGGGAATTTCAATAGCTTTCTTCTTGAGAGAAAATTTTACTGTGGTACTCATGATTTTGTCCTTTCCAAGACGGCTGATACAACTACAGTTTAATGTTTAGGGGGTCTACAATCGTCCACAATAGACGATCTCTGTAGACCCCCTACTATCCCACACCCTGCAATTTTTAACGTCTTAAATCGCATATTAAGCAGCCGAATAAACTGGGGCTGTCTCTACCTGCGAACCATTTTGATTACTAGGAACTACGGTAAGATTTGCTGTCGCCATCGTACCTTCAGTAATAGAATTCGGCGTAAACTCATCCACCCATCCCCAGAACACCCAAGTGGATGAATCTGGGAATGTAATAGTAATCTGCTGATTCACACCGATCATTCCTGTAATTTCATCAAGAATGATAGGATCATACTTTGCAACTTCTGAAAATGAGGTTAGAGTAATAAGACTTTTAGGCGCCTTGGTTCTCCACGCCG